CCAAGGCCCGCACGGCCAAGAAGGGCTGACCCGAACCGTTCCACCTGGTAAAGGGCCGCTCGGGTGCAACCGGGCGGCCTGCCTCGTCTCTGGAGGAGAAGAGCATGACGACGATGCTGATGAACGACGAGCGGCCGGTGTTCACCCTGGACAACTCCAAGGTGCCGAACGGGACGGTCCTGCTGTTCGGCATCACCTACCCCGGCATGGGCCAGACCGATCTCGACACGACGCGGGGCCGCCGGACGCCCAAGGTCTTCACGTACGCGATGTTGAAGGCGGGCGGCCTGTGGTACGTCACCGGCACCGGCAAGGTCCCCCAGGCAGCGGGCTGGGGAGCGGTGATGAACTGGCTGGCCCGGGACAACCGCGTGGTGGTCTGGGTCCGGGCGGCCACCTCGTGGGCCGATCTGTACCCGCTGAAGGTGGACGGCCAGGCAGCCACCGGCGAGCCCACCCTGGACGACCCTCCCCCGGCGCCCGCTGAGGCGGTCTCTGATGGCCGCTGACACGCACCCCTGCCCCGGTGGCTGCGGCGCTCAGATCTCGCGTGAGCGGCTTTCCTGCCCGGCCGACTGGTACCGGCTGCCGCGTGAGCTGCGCGACCGGATCAACCAGGCCTGGCGGCGCCGGTTCACCGGCGGCGGGCTGGATCACGCGCGGGCGCTGAGTGAGGCAGCCCGCTGGTACCGGGCCAACCCCCGAGTTGACACCTTGAAGTCGTCCGAGTAACCTCGCAGTCATGACGACAACGACTCACGACCACGAGGCCGACTGCCTCATGTGCGCGGTCCGGGCGCTCACCGAGGGCGTCCCGGCCGTGACGTGGAACCCGAGGACGCCGGGCGCCACCATCTCCGGCGTGGTGCTCCGCAAGGGCACGGTCTCCACGAACTTCGGGGAGGTGCCGTTCGTCGACCTCTGGACCGGCGGCACCGGCCGGGTCCGCGTGCTGGCGGGCGGGTTCCAGTTCCGGCATGTGCTGGACGGCGCGGCGGCCGAGATCGGGGACCGGCTCCAGATCTGGTTCGACGGGGAACGGACCATCGATCGGCCAGGGCACCCGGTGCACGGCCGGACCTACCGGACGTTCAGCGTCAACGTGCAGAGGGGGCACTGATGTTCGAGCCGAGGCCGTACCAGACTCGGGCGATCGAGGCGATCGAGGAGGCCGAGCGCGAGGGCGTCCGGCGCCCGCTGGTGGTGCACCCGACCGGCACCGGCAAGACCGTGACGTTCTCGCACGTGATCTCTCAGCGGGCCGACCGGGGCCGGGGAGCGGTATTCGTGCATCGCGAGGAGCTGGCCAGCCAGGCCATGGCCAAGCTGGCGATGATCGCGCCCGAGCTGCGGACCGGTCTGGTCAAGGCGGACCGCAACGACGTGGACGCGGACGTGGTGGTCTGCTCGATCCCGACGGTGAGCCGGGACAACCGGCTGGCCCAGCTCGTGGAGTCGGCCCAGCGCTCCCCGTTCGGCACCCTGGTCTACGACGAGGCGCACCACGCGCCGACGCCGACCGGCACGAAGGTGCTCCAGGCGCTCGGCGCGTGGAACCCGTACGGGCCGCTGACCGTCGGGTTCACAGCGACACCGGAGCGCGACAACGGCAAGACCCTGGGCGTGTGGGAGAAGGTTGTCTCTTACATGTCAATCCGGGAGGCGATCTACGGCGACCCGAAGAAGGGCGAGGACGGCGGCTACTTGGTGCCGATCCTCCCGGCCGTGGTGATCGAGACCCAGATGGACCTGGCCCGGGTGCGCCGGGGAGCCGATGGCGACCTCTCCGGCGGGGACCTCGGCCGCCAGATCGAGGAGTCCGGCGCCATCGCCCAGATGGCCGACGCCGTCCTGGAGCACGCGGCCGACCGCAAGGGCATCGCCTTCCTCCCCACCATCCGGACCTCCGAGCTGCTGGCCGAGGCGTTGCGGGCACGCGGGATCCGGGCCGAGCACCTGGACGGCAACACCCCGGACGAGCTGCGCCAGGAGATCCTGGGGCGGCTCAAGACCGGCAAGACCCAGTGGGTGACCAACTGCGCCGTGCTCACCGAGGGGTTCGACGAGCCCTCGATCTCGTGCGTGCTGGTGGGGCGGCCGACCAAGTTTCACGGCCTCTACGTCCAGATGGTCGGCCGGGGCACCCGCAAGAGCCCGGGCAAGGACAACCTGCTGATCATCGACATCGTGGGCGCCAGCAACCGGCACGAGCTGATCGGGCTCGTGGACCTGGGCCTGGACATCGACGACCCACGCAAGAAGAAGGAGGACCCGGCCGAGCCGCAGGCCTGCCCGAGCTGCGGTGTGCCGTGCGAGGTCGCCGAGCACCGGTGCGCGCTCTGCCACCGCTACCTCCCCGCCTCGATCACGAGTGAGGGCGGGACCCGGCACGAGAACTGCAAGGCGAGCCAGGCGGGCAAGGTCGACGTGTTCGGCACCTCGCGGTTGCGCTGGCTGCCGGTCGAGATCGGCTACTGCCTCGGCGCCGGTAAGGAGATCGTCGTGATGGTGCCGGTCGGCACCGACACGTGGAAGCTGGCCACCTACCAGAGCGGCAAGCTCACCGTGCTGCACGAGGAGATCCCGGCCGACTGGGCGATGGGCATCGGGGAGGACCGGGCCAAGGCGTTCACCAAGCTGGTGGAGCGCCAGGCGCGGTGGCTGAGGGGGCCGGTGTCCGATCCGCAGAAGGCCCGGCTGATCCGCGAGGGCTTCCCGGCGGAGAAGCTGCCCCGGGTGCGTAACAAGGGCGAGGCGGCCGACCTCATCACGCGGATCGGCGGGCGCCGGGCGGTCCGCCGATTGCTCGGCGGGCGGGCTTGACCACCTCCCCGGCACAGCGGTAAGGTTCACCTCCCAGCCGGGGGAAGCTAGCTTCCCCCGGCTGGGGATCAGGGCATGAAAGGGGATGGGGAGATGGAGATTCGGATCAAGACCCAGGACGAGTTCCAGCAGGGTCACGTCACGATCGAGATCAGCGGGGCCCAGCACGAGGCCGAGATCGTGGCCGACCGGCTGGCGATCGACGCGGGCACGATCGAGGGGCTGCGCGACCAGGTCAGCGACCTGGAGCAGGAGCTGGCAGCGGCTCGGCGGGCGCGTGAGATCGAGGCCGAGCGGGCCAACGATGCTGAGCGGAAGGTGTCTCTGTACGACGTGGACCGGCAAACCGAGCAGGACCGGGCCAACCGGCACGCGGCCGAGGTGATCAGGAAGATCCAGCAGGTGGCCGACCTGGAGCGGGACCTGGAGCGCTACCGGAAGGCGCACGTGTGCACCGACCGGTGCACCAAGGACGCCCACGTGGCATTCGAGGGCAACACGCTGGTCAAGGAGCTGGAGGAAGGCCGGGCGGCTGACCACCGGGAGATCGTGGCGCTGCGAGCCGCACGAGACGATGCGCTGGGTCAGGTGATGGACCGGGAAAAAGAGACGTTCAAGCTCCGCGAGGAACTGACCTCCGAGCGCGCCAAGGCCCGGAGCTATCGCGAGGAGATGCAGCGCCGGTTCACCACGGCTCAGGTGGCAGATGCAAAGGAGGGTGCACGTGCGGATGAGCGTGCACGGCTGACACGCGAGGAGCTGGACCCCCGACAGAAGATGCTCACTTCGATCAGCCAGGCGGTCTACGGTCCGGACCAGATGCAGGCACTGGACCGGCTGGAGGAGTCCGAGGCGGACTACGTCCAGGTGCTGGCGAAGGCGGTCCGCAAGGTCCGCGAGATCCTCGGCCCCGGGGTCTGAACCAAAGCCACAACGGAGACGGGCGCCGATCCCAGGAGAGGACCGGCGCCCGATGATCAACCCAGAGAAGGAAGACCGAACGTGGCTGACGATAGCACCCGTTCCGCGCTCACTCCGGAACACGAGCAGTACCTGGCCGACCACGCCGTGGACGTGGAACTGGCCAAGCGGCTGGGCGTCCGCTCCCTGCTGACCTCGGAAGACACAGCGGCCATGGGCGGCCAGTGGCCGAACTTCGCCAACTTCCCCGCCATCGACTTCCCCTGGACGAGCCCGGACGGAGTGGTCACCCACCAGGTCCGGCCGGACAACCCGACCGTGGACCAGCGCAGCAAGAAGCCCCGCAAGTACGTGTTCGCCCTCAAGGCGGCGCCGGTGCTCTGGGCGGTCCGCGAGATCGAGGGCTCCGAGCTGGTGGTGATCATCGAGGGCACGAAGCAGACCCTGGCGGGTGCCAGCTACGCCCCTCCCGGCGCCTCGATCTACGGCATCGCGGGCTGCCGGATGTGGCAGTACAACGACGCGCCGATCCCGGATCTGCACGTGGCCGACGGGAAGCGGGTGGTGATCATCCTGGACGCCGATGCGGGCACCAACCCCGAGGTCTACGACGCGGGCACCGCGCTGGCCCAGGCGCTGGCGGCCGAGGGCGCCGAGAAGGTGCTGTTCGGGCGCCTCCCCGGGGGAGCGAGCAAGGCGGGCCTGGACGACATCCTGGCCAGCCGGACGCCCGAGCGGCGGGCCGGATACCTGGCCCGGGTGATTGAGGGCGCCAAGGCCAAGCCAGCCGACACCAAGCCCAAGCCGAGGAGAAAGGGCGGCATCGTGCCGACCGATGACGACGGACGGACCACCATCATCTGCAACCGGGACCGGCTGGTGGTGATCAACGACCTGACCGGTGCGCTGCTGAAGTGGAACGCCTCCCGGCTGTTCAACCACGGCGGGGTGATCTCCTGGCTGAGCGACCAGGCGACGATGGCGCCGGTCGACCGGGGCTCGTTCCACGACCTGATCCAGGCCACCGCCATCACGGTGAACGAGAACGAGGGTGCCCAGGGGACCACCTACTCCTACTCGTGGCCGGACCCCGGCACCATGTCCGCCACGATGAGCCGGGCGGCCAGCTTCGCGCCGCTCGACCGGATCGCCCACGCGCCGTTCGTGCGGCCGGACGGCACGATCGTCACCGACCCCGGGTACGACGAGACGACCCGGACCCTGCTGCTGCCGGACGAGGTGTTCGCCGGGATCGAGGTGCCCGAGGACCCGAGCCAGGACGACATCGCCTCGGCGGTCAAGCTGATCATGACCGAGTGGCTCGGGGACTTCCCCCTTGATGAGGCCGCCGACCGGGCCAACCTGCTGGCGCTCGTGGTCACCCCGGCCATCCGGGGCATGGTGCCGCGCGCTCCCCTCGCCGTGATCGACGGCCTCCAGATGGGCGTCGGCAAGAACCTCCTGGCGGACTGCCTGCTCACCGTCTACACCGGCCAGGCCGCCCAGCCGATGAACTGGGTGTCCGAGTCCGACGAGCTGCGCAAACAGATAACCAGCGCGTTCCGCACCGGCCAAGAGTTCTTCCTGTTCGACGAGGCGCACACCCTGGACGGCGCGCCGCTGGCCCAGGCGCTGACCGCCGAGACCTGGCAGGACCGGATCCTGGGCGTCTCCAACATGGCCAACTTCCCGAACCGGGTCACCTGGATCTCGCTCGGTAACAACGTCCAGGTGAAGGGCGACATCACCCGGCGGGTCTACCGGATCGCGCTCCGGCCGCGCTACGCCAACCCTCAGGACCGCAAGGCGGAGACCTTCCGGCACCCGGGCCAGTCCGGCCTGGACCTGGGGAGCTGGACCCGCAAGCACCGCCGGGACCTGATGACGGCCATCCTCACGATCGTGCGCGCCTGGTTCGCCCAGGGCTCGCCCTCCCCGAAGAAGGGTGTGTCGTTCGGCTCGTTCGAGGTCTGGGAGCGGATCGTCGGCGGGATCGTGGAGACCGCCGGGCTTCCGGACTTCCTCGGCAACCTGAAGGTCTGGCGCTCCGAATCGGACTTTGATACCCAGTACTGGGTGAACCACCTGGAATGGCTCCGCGAGCAGTTCGGGGAGGCGACGTTCCGCACGGCCGACGTGAAGGCCAAGGCGCTCACCGGCGGGACCGACTTCTACTCGGCTCCACCCAAGCTGGACGACCCGACCGAGAAGACGTACGGCAAGAGCCTGGGAGAGGCGTACAGCCGCGTTTCCGGGCGCCGGTATGGCGGCCACTGGATCCAGCGCGTCGGCAGCGCTCACGGCCACGTGAGCGTCTACCGCGTGTTCATCGAGGAGGAGCCCCCGCCGTTCGAGCCGGACCCCGAGCCGGACATCCCGATGCCGGACCCGGCGCCGTACAACGAACACGCCGAGGGACGCGGGGCCGACGAGTCTGACCTGATCGGCGGGGAGACTGACGCTTCAGTGTCAACCGGCGATGCGCCGGAGTACCCGTGCAAGGGGGCCGAGTTCGGCGTGTGCGGCGGGGAGCCGCACACCCAGGACTGCCCGAGTTATGCACAGCCTGTGGACAAGCCTGCGGACGTGGTCGTCTTCGACCTGGAGACCGGCGACGCGAAGCAGCAGTACCGGCACCCGGGACCGGGCTACGCGCGGCTCACCGGAGTGATGGTGGACGACTCGGATACCGCGATGATCCTGAGCAGCCAGAGCCAGGCATCCATCGTGGCCTCGGGCCTGCGGGAAGGGCACACTGTCACCGGCCACAACATCGTGGCGTTCGACCTGCCCGTACTGGTCCGCGAGGGCGCGATGACCATGACCGAGGTGCACCAGATGGCGGCCGACGGGCGGCTGTTCGACACGCTCCTGGCCGCTCGCTACCTGGACCCGCCGATGGCGCGTGAGCGGGGCGTGGACGCCGAGCGCAAGTACGACCTGGGCGCGCTGGCCATCAAGTACGGCGTGACCGAGAAGCTCAGCGAGGTCTCCAAGGCACTGGCCAAGAAGTACGGCGGCTGGGGGGAGATCCCGGTCGATCCGGCCGACCCGGACGCCGAGCGGGCGGCCGACGCGGCCAGCTTCCGGGAGTACCTGGAGCACGATGTGGCGGCCAGCCGGGACCTCTACCGGGCGATGACGGCTGAGCTGGGGAACCGGGTCCCGGACTACCTCGCACGAGAGCACCGGGTGGCCGCCATCGGCACCCAGATCAGCGTCAACGGCTTCCTGGTCGATCAGCCGTTGCTCGCCGAGCGGGTGGCTGAGATCCAGCAGCGCAAGGCCCAGAGCATGGAGATGCTGGCGAGCAAGTACGACATCCCGACCACCGACGCCAAGGGCAAGCCCTACGCCTCCCCGCTGGCCAGCAAGCTGGGCAAGGAGGCGCTGGAGAAGGCGCTGCTGGCCGCCGGGGTGAAGTCCAAGGCGTTGTGGCGCACCCCGGCCAGCGGGGAGCTACAGGTCTCCTCGGACGCCATGCTGGCGCTCGGGCAGGACTATGGCGGCAACCGCACGGTGATCGAGATCGTGAAGGCGGTCTACCGGATCGTCTCGGCCCGCACCGTGTACGAGACCATCACCAACTCGCTCTGCCCGGACGGCCGGGTGCACCCCGGCATCTCGTTCAAACAGGCCACCGGCCGGTGGTCGCTGACCGATCCGGGCCTGACCGTGATGGGCAAGCGCGGCGGGCGGCACGTGGAACGGGCGGTCCTGCTCCCCGACCCCGGGGAGGTGCTGATCTCGTTCGACCTCTCCCAGGTCGACATGCGCGCGGTGGCCGGGCTTTCCGGCGACGCGGCCTACATCGAGATGCTCCGGCACGAGGACCCGCACGCCGAGCTGGCGATGGCGCTGTTCGGCGACCGCTCGCTCCGGGAGACCGCCAAGCCGATCGGCCACGGCTGGAACTACGGCGAGTCGCTCAAGCGGATCAGCATGTCCAACAGCATCGAGCCGCACCTGGTGGTGACGTTCGACCGGATGATGCGCGAGCGGTTCGCCCGGCTGGTCGAGTGGCGGGAGGAGGTCCGTGCGATGGCCGAGTCTGGACACCTTCTGGACAACGGGTTTGGCCGGATGATGCGTCCGGATCCGCACCGGGCGCACACCCAGGGCCCGGCGCTGATGGGTCAGGGCGCGGCTCGCGACATCATGATGACCGGCATGCTCGCGCTCCCCCCGGAGTGCCTGCCGATGCTGCGCGCCCAGGTGCACGACGAGATCGTGCTGAGCGTGCCGGTGGACCAGGTCGAGGACGTGCGGCGTGCCGTGATCGGGGCGCTCAGCTTCGAATGGAAGGGCGTGCCGATCCTGGCCGACGGAAGCCCGGCCGGTACTGACTGGTCGCGCTGCTACGAGAAATGACGGGGGTGCCGGGGGAGCGGTTGCGCTCCCCCGGTACCTTGACCACTTAGAAGTCACAGCTACAAGGAGACCGGACAATGAGCGAGAACAAGACCGAGGCCACCTTCCATCCCGGCCAGGCGCCGGTGTACGACCCGCCGGTGGTGCCCGGCAAGGACGCGCCGCCCGGCGGCCAGCCCGACCCGCTGACCGCCGAGACCTGGCCGGTCAGCGCCGCGTTGCGCGAGCCGACCACGGCTCTGCCGATCTGGGCCAGCTCGGCGCACCGGCACGGCACGCCCAGCCAGGCGGCGCCGGACTTCCGGAACAACGGCATGGCCTCGTGGGAGCCGGAGCCGGGCGAGGCGCCGCGCTGGGTGCGCACCTACCTGTGGATCTGGCTGGCCGTCGCGGTGGCCGTGCTGGTGACCGTGACCGGCCTGTTCGTCCAGCGGATGAACTGGCTCCCCGCCAGCGTCCCCCTCGTGGGGAGGGACACCGGCGTGGCCGCGTGCGAGGCGATCGCCGACGGGCGCAAGCCGGTCGAGTCCAGCGGCATCATGAGCACGGCCGACTACAAGGCGGCCCGCGAGGTGTTCGCCGACTCGCGGTACGAGGCGATCCGGACCAACGGCACCAAGATCATCGATCTCGCCTGGCAGGCCCAGGGGATGGGCTCGAACAACCTCGGCGTGCTCGCGCTGATGAGCGGCATCGCGGACGCGTACAGCGGGCTGGCCGGTGGCTGCGCCTCGGTCGGCTACACGATCCCCCCGCTCGGCAACTGACACTTAACCGTCAAGACAGGAAGGTAAGACCCCGACCATGAAGAAGCTCTACACCCTCTACGCCGGGCTCGCGGCCATCGCGGCGCTGGCGTTCGTGATGCTCACCGGCGCCGTGGCCAGCGCCACGACCGAGACCCCCGGCCCCAGCTTCACCTCCTGCCCGAACCTTGCGGGCTGGTACGCCAACCCGGACGAGCAGAACGACCTGCCCGAGCCGACCGAGGCAGGCCTGAAGTTCGAGGGCAAGGACCTGATCCACCACGCCACCGACCCGATCGACCTGGCCGACATGGACCACGTGACCACCGGGTTCACCGCGACCACGGCGGGCAAGGTGCTGTTCAAGGTGGAGACCTCCACGCCCTACTCGACGATCATCACCAACCCGGACGGCAAGCTCTGGTCCACGGCGATGACCTACGACCAGGAGGGCGGCCAGGGCCACCCGGTCGCGCACTACTCGGACCTGGTGGGTAAGCCGACCAAGCCGGGCAAGGCCAACTTCAGCTCGGCCAGCCGGGTGGCCACCTTCGGTGTCGGCTACGCGGTCGAGGAGGGCTCGACCGTGGTCAGCTCGATCTCGTTCCACGGCCACGTCTACCCGCTGACGTGCGTCCCGCCGACCTCCAGCCCCACGCCCTCGGCCAGCTCCAGCTCGGCCAGCCCGTCGCCGAGCACCTCGGCCAGCCACAGCGTCTCGCCCTCGGCCTCGCACAGCCCGGCGGCCGGTGTGCCCTCCACCTCCCCGGCCGCTCACGGCGGCGCGGTCAGCGGCGGCCTTCCGGTCACCGGTGCTCCGGCCGGTCTGCTGGCCGGTGGCGCGGCGGCGCTGCTGGCGATCGGCGCGGGGCTGCTGTTGTTCGTCCGGCGCCGTAAGGTGAGCTTCACGGCCTGACTCCTGCCAGCGCCAGCCGAGCCCAGCCCGATCCCCCGTGAGGGCTGGGCTCGGTGCTTTCCAGGCATGCCGGGGAGGATGTGGATGTCCCCCGGACCCAGGCTAGAGTGACAGCATGACGGTCAAGAACCCGCTGGGTCCGAACAACAACCCGGGCAACGCCCGGTGGTGCGAGGAGCACGCCGCACTGGAGTGCACGAAGCACCGGACCAAGGGCCGGGGACCGTGCCACAAGCGGGCGATCCGGGGCACCGACGCGTGCGACCTGCACAGCGGCTACCGGCGCTCGGTGGCCAAGGCCCAGGGCGAGGCCCGGATCACGATGTGGAGCATCGCCGGTCAGCCGACCAAGCTGGACGCCGGAATGACCGTGCTCTCGGTGCTTCAGATGAGCTACCTGCGGCTGGGCATGTATGCCGACATGCTCCGGCGCCAGGTCGCGATCGACGGCTACACGGCGGACGACCTCGCCGAGAGCGACCGGCCCAAGGCCAGCGGCCTGATCGGCTTCCGGTACGGCGCGGCAGGTAAAGACGGTGTGATCTACGCGCAGTCCGAGGAGGTCCGCGCGCTGGTCCGGCTGGAGGCCGAGGAGCGCGACCGGGTGGTGAAGTTCGCCAAGGTCGCCCACGACATGGGCATCTCGGAGCGGATCACCTCCCTGGCCGAGCGGTGGGGGGACATCGTGGCGGAGAAGGTGGTGACCATGCTGGACGCGCTGAACCTCTCCCCCGAGCAGCAGGCCGCTGTGCCTACGTTGCTCCAGCTCTACCTCGGCACCATCGACATGAACGCCATCGAGGCGCCACCGTCTGCCATCAAGCCGAGATGACCGGCTTCCGGCCCTGTGGCGAGTGCCAGGAGCTGGTCCCGGCTGACACCGGGTGCAAGCACTGGAAACCGCGACCGGTCCGGGCGCCGGTCCGGAAGGCGGCCAGGGAGCCGACCAAGGAGGACCGGGCCCGCGAGCGGGCGCGGCGGGCCGTGGAGGCGTTCCGGCGCCAGCAGCGATTGGGGAGCACGTGACGACCATCGACCTGGCGGGCAAGGTGCTCGCCCGCACCCGGACCCAGCGCTGGTGGAACTCGCCGGTCGCCTGGGCGGCAGACGTGCTCAGCGTGGATCTGGCGGGCTATCAGGGCGAGGTGCTCGACGCCCTCCCCGTCAAGCGCCGGGTGGCTGTGAAGGGGCCGCACGGCCTCGGCAAGAGCTTCATGGGCTCGGTGCTGGTCAACTGGTTCGCGACCACGCGAGACATGAGAGGCCGGGACTGGAAGATCATCACCACGGCCTCGGCTTGGCGGCACCTGGAGGTCTACCTCTGGCCGGAGATCCACAAGTGGGCCGACCGGATCAACTTCGCCGAGCTGGGGAGGGCGCCGTACAACCCCCGGACCGAGCTGCTGGACCTGAGGCTGAAGCTGCGGTACGGCGCGGCCACGGCGGTGGCGAGCAACCAGCCGGAGCGGATCGAGGGCGCGCACGCCGAGGAGCTGCTGTACCTCCTTGACGAAGCAAAGATCGTGCCCCCGGCCACCTGGGACTCGATCGAGGGCGCGTTCTCCAACGCTGGCCCGGACACGGCCGACAACGCGTACGCGTTCGCGATGAGCACCCCGGGCGCGCCCTCGGGCCGGTTCTACGACATCCACCGGCGGGCGCCCGGGTACGAGGACTGGTGGACCCGCTCGATCACCTTGGAGGAGGCGATCGGCGCCGGGCGGATCTCGAGAACCTGGGCCGAGCAGCGTCGGCTCCAGTGGGGCGAGGACTCGGCGGTCTACCACAACCGCGTGCTGGGCAACTTCCACGCCAGCGACGAGGACGCCGTGGTGCCACTCGCCTGGCTGGAGGCCGCGAACGAGCGCTGGTACGAGTGGGACAAGGCCGGGCGGCCGGACCAGGGTGGCCCGTACTGGGTCGGCGTGGACGTGGCCCGGGGAGGCGACGAGAGCGTGCTGGCCCACCGGGACGGGCCGGGCATCTGGCTCCAGGGCCACCGGCGCCGGGACACGATGAGCACCGTCGGCATGCTCCAGGGGCTGGAAGAGCGGCCGATCATCGATGTGATCGGAGTTGGCGCCGGGGTCTACGACCGGAGCCGGGAGGTCGGCCTCAAGCCGCTGGCCTACACCGGCTCGGGAAAGACCCTGGCCCGCGAGCGGTCCGGAAAGCTCGGGTTCGCCAACGTCCGGAGCGCGGCCTACTGGCACCTCCGGGAGCTGCTGGATCCGGCGTTCGAGCCGACGCTGATGCTCCCCCCGGACGATCTGCTGACCTCGGACCTGACCACGCCCACCTGGCAGGTGACCACCGGCACCCCGCCGAAGATCGCGATCGAGACCAAGGAGAAGGTGGTGGACCGCCTCGGCCGGTCGCCGGACCGGGGGGACGCCATCGCCATGGTGATGTGGGCCGAGCGGCACCAGGGCAGCGGCACCTTCGCCGCACCGGTCGGCGGCATGCCGGTCACCGGGCTGAGCCCGCTCGGGCGCGGCCGGTAGCAGAGGGCCGTAGTACAGACGACGCATCTCCCCGATCTGTCCGGGGTTCGTGCAGAAGTGTGACGCACGTCACCGGGGGTTTCCGGGTGCGGAACGACCTAGGAGTACGACGGGGTAGTCTGTGCCCGCACCGGCGAGATGCCGGGCAGGACCCCGGGATGGGATGTGGCGAGATGCCGAGCGAGACGATCTACAGCAAGCGTGGCCAGGTTGACGTACGAGTGGCCTGGGGCAGCGCCGGGACCGGGGAGGTCCAGGTGGCTACCCTTGCCACCGGGACAGACCCGGACGCCACCGAGCGCATCATCAGCGTGGTGAACAACTGGCTGAGCGACGCCGGTCAGCCGGTCATCGACCTGGACGAGCTGCGCAAGGCGCTGCCGTACAAACCCGAGTTCGACGGCTGGCACGCCAGCCTCGGTGACTGGCCCGAGATCAACCGCCTGATCAAGGTGCTCAAGCGGGCGCGTGATCAGGCGTTCGGCTCCCCCGAGTAGGACCGAGCCCCCGGACTTGCTACGTGCCGCCGGGGGCTCTCTCGGTTGACACCTTGCAGCCTTGACGGTAAGGTATCGGGTATGACTCTGGATTGGGAAGAATCGGCACGAGACCGACTGGAGAGGGTGGTGGCCGACACCGTCGACCGGATCCGGCAGAGCGCCGATCAGGTCGAGCGTGAAGCCAAGCGCAACATCCAGAACGCGGCCAAGGCCGAGCGGGCGCTGGAGTTCCAGACCTACGTCCGGGCGGCTGGTCAGGTGATCCACGAGGTTCAGACCCTCGCGTTCAACCTGCCGGTGGAGAACCTGATCGACGCGGCGGCCGACGCCGAGAAGGCCCGGAACGACAAGGCGGGGCCGTGTGGTCACGGCTGCATCGAGGGCACGAACTGTGCCGGGAGTGGGAGAGCGTGATGGACGCACGCGTGATCTACCCCCGGTTCCTGGGCGTGGACGGCAACGGGGACTTCGTCTGGGAGCTGACTAGTGGCCGGTGGACCTGGGGGGATGACCCCTTCCAGGTGGCCAACCGCAAGCGCACGTTCGAGCCGGAGCGCTACATCGAGAAGTACGGGCGCCCGATCGGCATCGGTGAGGAGATCGACCGCAAGGCCGAGGCCGAGCTGGACCCGGCCGAGCTGGCTCGCCAGTACGCTGCTCCGGCGCGTGTGGCGGACAAGGGTGGTGCCCTCGGGGTTGCCGGAGGGCGCGGCGCCTACCGGGCGCTGAGGGCGATGCTGAGCCAGTTGGACGGCTGGATTCAGGGTGCCCGTGAGAACCACGAGGCGTACAGCCACCGGGGCGAGCCCCGGGGCGGGGAGTGCTGGCGCGAGTTCGCGCCCAGTGACATCCGGCGCATGGTCAACGACGCGGCTCGTGAGATCGGTCTGCTGGTCGAGTTCGGGGAGCCCGAGATGCCCGAGGAGGACAAGCCGCTATGAGGTACGGCAACCGCTGGGAGATGCCCGAGGTGACCTTCTACGAGGTCGAGGACCACGGGTTCACCGGTGAGTACGAGGGCCGGACGCTGTACGCGTACGGCAAGCCGGACGACATGAACGATCGGGGCATGCCCAGGACCGGTGAGCTGTACACCGGCCTGGACCGGGCGCTGGTGGCCTGGGTGGCCGAGAAGTACAGCGGCAAGCGTGGCGCCGGTGGCGAGGCCGTGGGCACGGCGGCCGACTGGTTCGCCCGGATGGTCGGGATGGACACCTTCACCCCGATCTCGGTCAGGGACCAGCGCAAGGTCATGGGCGAGGCGCTGGCAGCCACCTCGGCCGTACGCGTCGGACCGGTCTACCAGCGGGCCAACGCCATGGTGGACGAGCTGGCCAAGCGCGGCCTGGTGATCTCCACGAAGAACGACGGAAGCTGACAGTTCAGTGTCAAGAGTGAAGCCCCGGGTTTGGCGCCCCGGGGCTTCTCGCCGTGCATCACCGAGGCGGATCATAGGCCCAGGAGGTGGTGACGGTGGTCAGCTCAGCAGGTGGCCGTAAAGGGTTCGTCTATCGATCACGGCACAAGGCGTATCGAGGGATCAAGAAGAGCGTGGGCGGCAACAAGACCAAGGCGGCCAAGATCGCGAACGCGGGCCGGACGCACGCGGCCCGGGTCCGGATGGCCCGCAAGGCGGCCCGTACCCGGCGAGCCCGGGCCGGGCACTGAACGGGTCTCCTCCTCCCCTCACAGGTGTTACTGTGAGGTAAGAGACAAGGGGAGGGTGCATGACCGCTGACTGGATCCTGATTCCGTGCCTGCGCAGGCTGTTCATGGAATTCGACAGCATCGCGCCGAGCCGGGACCACGCCTCGGATGGCTCGATCGGCGACACGGCCCACCAGGAAGAGGTCTCGGACCACAACGCGGACGAGGTCGGCTCGGTCCCGATCCATGATGCCGACAAGATCAACGAAGTGCACGCGATCGACGTCGACAACAACTTGCGCAAGCTGGGCCTGACCATGGAGATGTGCGTGCAGTTCCTGCTCGCACGCTGCCGGTCCGGCGCCGAGAAGCGGCTGCGCTACATCATCTACAACCGGCGGATCTGGTCCGCTTCGTCCGGGTGGGTACAGAAGACGTACACCGGATCGTCGCCGCACACCGAGCACGCGCACTTCAGCGCGTCCTACGAGACGGCGCTGGAGGCCTCCACCGCGACGTGGGGCCTGATCGAGGAGTTCGGGGAGGACGAGGACATGTTCTGCAAGTACGGTGACACCGGACCGAAGGTGCAATACCTGCAATACCGGCTCGGTACGGCGGGGTTCCCGCTGACCGTGGACGCCGACTACGGCAACGCCACGGCGGCTGCTGTGAAGGCCATGGACGCCACCTACGGTGTGACCAGCGACGGCAAGGACTACGGCCCGGACACTATGCACCGGCTGGACTACCGGGTCTTCGCCAAGTGGGGCCTGCAAGGCCCGGCCGGGCCGAAGGGACCCGCTGGACCGGAAGGCCCGGCTGGACCGCCCGGACCGGCGGGGCCGCCTGGACCGGATGGGCCCTCCGGTGAGTTCACCGGCGAGTTCGACATCACCGGCGGTCGCCTGACCGCCACGTCCCCTGAGGATGGGTCATGACCAACATCAAAATCTTCGGCCGCGAGCCCGCGCTCTGGATCGCGTTCCTGAGCGCCGTGGTGATGTGGGCGGTCTCGCTCGGGCTGGACTGGCTGAACGCCGGTCAGGCCACGGCAGCGGTGGCCGCGCTGGCGGCCATCCTGATGGCGATCACCACCCGGCCGATCGGTCCCGGCGTATTCGTCTCGGCGCTCAGCGCGGTGGCGGCCCTGTTCGGGGAGTACCAGCTCCATTGGTCGGACGCCTCGGTGACCGGCCTGGGCGCCATCATCATGGCCGGGTTCGCGCTCTACGGCATCCGGTCCCAGGTCACCCCGGCAGCCGACCCCCGGACCATCGACGGTGTGGTTGTCGCCAGCAAGGTACGCTGACCGGCAACTGCGGAACTGCATGCTGACACAGCGAGGCCCGGACCATGGCGGTCCGGGCCTCGTCCGTCGTGGGTGCCAGGACCCAGCCTAAGTCACAGCCCCTTGCCGTAGGAGTTGAAGTGCTCCTTGGCCGCCTCGCAGGCCTCGGTGGCATCGACCAGGGCGGTCCGGATCATGCTGATCGACTCCAGGGCGTTGCGGCCGGAGATGGTGCTCGGCTCCTCGCCGACCGCGTTGACCGCGACCCCGTGGACGAGGTCCACCTCCTCGATCAACGCGGTAAGGGCCTGCTCCAGCTCCTCCACCTTGAGACCGGCGAACCCGACGGCCTGCACGTGCTCCTCGCGGGCCACCTCAGAAGCCCCCGTCGTACCGGTCCAGCTCGGCCACGATGTTCTCGGTCCGCCGGTACAGCTCGTCGGCATCGCTCTTGAGACCGGCGGTCCAGGAGAAGGCCATCCGGCCCGACTCCATGTTGCACTCCAGGCCGCCGGTGGCGTGGTGAACCGCCGGGATGACCTCGTTGTCCAGCTTCTCGGTGATCGCGGCGATCAGCTCCTGGACCTGGCCGACAACCTCCTTGGCCGCCGCCACCGCGCCGTGGTGCTCTTCCGAGCTGCTCATAGTTTCCCTTCCCCGGGCGGGTCCGTCCCGCCACATTCAATACTTTACAGTCAGGACGTCAAGGTCACAAGTCGTGTGGTGACCAGGGTTGCCGGGCATCGTCGTAGCGGCGCGACCAGGACCGGCGCCAGATCGTGACCGTGGGCCAGTGCCGCCGGTAGTGGACACCGGGGAGGTGACACGGTGCGCCGGGACACCAGCGCCCGATGTTCAGCCGCCAGGCGCTCAGCTCCCAGTGCTTGCGGTCGCCGATGATGAGCCAGACCTGGCCCAGGTCGATCCTCACCGGCGTTCGCCGATCACGGCGACCAGGCGGCGGCCATGACGGCGGCCGGTAGCCGGGTCGAGCTGCGAGGCGAACCCGTCCTCGTGCCGGAGCCAGAGGATGGCCCGGCCCGCCCACCAGCGGAACGAGCGGTGCGGGAAGGGGCCGCTCATGCTGTCACCATGGCCAGCGCGATGGCGGCCAGCGCGGTGGCCAGGAAGCCGAGGACGGTAGCGCCCACCAGCTTGGCCAGCATGCACCCGCCGGTGGTGTGCCGGGTGCCGCCGGTGTTCTGGTCCGGTTTGTAGCCCCAGCGGCCCGGCGGGCGGCTACGCCCTCCCTGGCCACGCCCAGGCGGGCGCTTGCCCTTTCCTTTGGCCATCATGCCCTCCTCACGTACGGGGAACCTCCCCGTCCTGACTTCAAGGTTACCAGCCAGGACGGGGAGACTCAACGGTTGCGGCGGTACGCCCAGATACAAGCGGCGACGCCGAGCAAGGCGAGGAAGAAGCCGAGGTGACCGCCTACGTCGATCATCACAGGACCTGAGCCTCCTCGGGCGAGACCCAGGTGAAGGTGGTGATGCCCAGCGGCACCTGGGCGACCAGCTCCTGGACCCAGCCCGGCGCGTTCTCGATCCGCTCGCGCTCTATGTAGGCCTCGGTCATCCGGTAGTGGGCCGTGTCCCGCACGCCCTCCGAGGGCTGGCCGCTCTTCTTGACCAGCGGGCCACCGACGGAGATCGAGCGGACCTCGCCGTTGCGGATCTGGATGCTGGCCCGGTCCGGCCGGATCTTCCGGGTGTTGCGCTGCCATCGCTGGGTCACGTCCAGGTCGGGCAGGCCCTCCAGCTCCAGCTCGATCGTCCGGACGCTGTTGTCCTTGGTCACGTGCGCGCGCACTAGTTGTCCTCTCCACGGGTGAAGAAGCCGCCGGGGTAGGCGGCCGGTGTCTTGTCGATCTGGACCAGGCCGAGCCCGGCCCGGGCCAGTGAGGTGGCCAGCTCCTCGGCGGCTGCCTCGTACGGGCCCTGGGTGCTGCCGACGCTGAGCGCCAGCGTCAGCGCCACGACGGTCTGACGGTGGTCCAGCGTGCGCCGGGCCAGCAGCCAGTCCGGTGCGCTGTCTCCTCGGCCGATGGGCATGTCGTCTCCCCTTCTGTTTGGCTGTTGCCAACGTAGCAGTTATGACGGTAAGGTTGCAACCGGCAATCACGGACAGGGGAGGGCGAGATGGCGAAGGTGGTCGTTCAGCACGACGTGGACGAGTCGATCGGCATCGTGCTGGAGGAGGTGGCACCCGGCACGCCGGGGCGCGCCCAGGGCTGGCACGGGACCTGTACCGAGTGCGGCTGGACATTGCACTACTGGCGTGAGGACAACGCGGTCAAGGGCGCCAGGCGGCACGTGGACGGTCACGTGGCCGTGGTGGCCGGATCGCACTGAGACGAGAGGCGGCCCCGGCTGACCAGGCCGGGGCCGTGACCCGCAACAGGAAGAGGAAGGAAGAGCCGTGACCAACCGGCAGATTCAGGGTAACGCGGCGGCGCCCTCGGTGGCCTCGATCGTGTGGACCGGGGTGTGGGCCAGCGTCGTGGTGACGGTCACCGCGTGGCTGGTGGCAGGGGCCGAGACGGACCGCGAGTTCATCGGTGCCGTGCTCGGCGTGCTGTTCAGCGTCTCGCTGCTGGCTCAGTGCGTCATCGCGCTGATCAAGCGGGCCGAGGCGAGCGAGGTCGTCCGGCGCCAGGTGCTGGCACAGGTGATCAAGGACGCGGGCTACACGCCCGAGGACGGCCTGCGGTGGCTGGCCCGCGAGCGGGGCATGGACGTCCGGGTGCCGACGTGGGGCCAGCACAAGCCGGGCCCGTACTGACCGTTGCGTGTCAACGGCCTGGCCCTCCCCCTCGCTCCGCTCGCGGGCTCCGCCCCTGAACAGGCCGTTGACACCTTGAAGGCATGACTGGTAGGCTTGAGGCCCACGAGGAAGGACAACGAAGATGAAGCTGTCAGACCTGCTCGACGCACTGGCCCGCTCGATCGCGTGCTGGGGCTACGCCGGGATCGTCGTGACGGTGCTGGCGCTCGGAGCGCTGCGATGAGCGCCGGGTACATGGCCAAGTGCGCCAGGAAGAAGAGGTACGAGACCAGGGCGGAAGCTGAGGCGCACCGGGGAGCGATGATCGCCCGGGGCCAGTGGCGGCGCGCCGACACCAACAGCTACCGGTGCAACAACTGCGGCGGCTGGCACGACGGGCACGTGGGCAGCAGGAACCGGGGGAAGCGATGACGATCGAGGAGCTTCCGGAGATCCGCAAGGTGGCCCGGCGCGGCACCAGCAACGGCAACGCACGCGGCAGCAGCGATGAGCGGCGGCGCCGCCGGGAGTGGCTGGTCGAGACCTACCGGGCCGACGTGGACGTGCACGTGATCGAGCTGTTCAACGGCACTTCGCTGATGGTCGGGGTGCTGCCCGGCACGGAGGGCGGGCAGCGGGCCTGCCGGTGCTACCGCTGTGGCGCGCTGCTGACCGCCGACACCGTCTCGGTCGACCGGATCAAGCCCGGCTGCCGGGGAGGGACATATGCGCGCAGCAACATACGTCCGTCCTGCGGCCGGTGCAATTCGGTGACCGGCGCGACCACCAGGAGGAAGTGATGAGGGAGAGGAAGGGGGCCCGCTGATGGGCACGCTGGACGAGGACATCGAGGAGCTGCGCCGGGACGTGCGGCTGAGCTGGCACGAGCGGGACTGGCCGGTCTGGCTGATCGGCTCGTGCGCGCTGCTCGGCTTCCGGATCGCCCGCTGGTGGGGTGCGCGATGAGCGACGGGTACGAGCCGGTGGACCCGGCCGTGCGGCGCGCCCACCTGGCTCAGGGGGCCGGACTGCCGCACGGCGCCAAGCTGGACGAGGTGGCCGACGAGGTGGCGGGCGAGGCGCTCGCGGCCCGGTACGCGCGTAAGGCCGGTGCCGTCATCACGGGCGAGGTGGTGGCCGGGCCCCAGGACGAGGAGGGGTGATGGAGGTCTTCGGCCTGTGGTCGGCGCGCGTCGACATGTACGGCCAGCCCGAGCTGATCGAGCTGTTCGCCGATGAACAGGTGGCGCAGGAGGTCAAGGCCGGGCTGATCGGTAAGCGCCGCGACCGGATGATCTTGACATGGGTCTGGGAGGACGACGAGGACTTCCCCGATCTGTTCGTGGGCCCGCTGGAGGTACGGAGGTAGATCCGCAGGTCAAGGGCTATATGAACAGGCTCGGCAACCCCTCTCTGACGAGGGCGCGCCGAGCCTGTTCACGTTATGTCAAGTTGGACATGGTCGATCGGCCCGGGCTTGAATCCGGAGTGCCCACTCCGCTTTCTAGAGGCAAACTCTGGGGGTCGTGGATACCCCCTATCACCCACCAGATCCATGAGGTCACTGAGCGCGCCCGAGTTGTCCGGTTATGTCCTGAGGGAGGGGAGGGAGCGGGGAACATGTATACCCTCCGCATGTACGAGAAATTTCTCTTCTCTTAAAACGCGTGACCGCGCATGTACTGCGCGTACACGTATACGCGAGGCGCACATGTAAGGGCACGCGTTTTTGCAGGTTTTAGGGGCAGTGCATGTTCCCCGCTCCCCACGCTGCCCCGCCGTAGCAGGGTTCAGGCAGACATGTAGTGTGTGCCCTATGGGACGAGTGACCGTGAGCCATGAAGAGCTGGAAGACCTCCGGGCCGCGCTGGAGGGGTTGCACGTCGGCCGGGCCTACTCGGCACGCGTGCTCTACACCCGTCACGTGGATGCGATGGAGCGACTTGGCCACAAGGTGGTCCACCCGGTGCGCTTCGGCCAGATCCTGGCGGAGTACGGCGCGCTCCGTAAGCAGGTCTGGGACAAGCATTGGAAGCGGGCTGGCGGGCGCAAGGGGTCCATGGTCGCGGGCTGGATCATCTGACAATGCACTGTCAACCGGACGCCTGGGCCGAGATGCCCCCGTGGGCAGCTACGATGTGGCCATGACGGTCCCGCTCTGGCTCCAGCTCCTGGTCTATGCGCTGGCCGTCGCACGCGTCACCGGGCTGATCGTGTCCGACTCGATCACCGAGCCCGCGCGCGACGCCCTGATCGGCTGGCTCGACGATCGGCCCGCCACCCTCGGCTCGTTCATCGCCACGCTGATCGAGTGTCCGTGGTGCGCCGGGATGTGGGTCAGTCTCATCGCCTCCCCCCTGGTCTGGTTCTGGGGGGACTCGCCCGTCATGCTGATACCCGCCATCGCCCTGGCCTTCAGCCAGGCCACCGGCATGATCTCGAACCTGGGGAGGTAGCCCGTGGCCCTGAAGCGCCCGAAGCTCGCGGACAGTGCGCCGGGGCCGCGCCGCTACCCGGCCAGCATGTCGGCCGCTATGGCCACGGTGGACCTCGGCGCGGCCAGCTCCTGGAAGACCTGGAAGTTCGGCAACACCGACTGGCAGACCGAGGCGTGGCGGCTGCACGACATCGTGGGTGAGCTGCGCAAGCTGGCCGGGCGAGTGGGCGACTCGGCGGCCCAGGCGCGCCTCTACGTCGCCGAACTGGACGAGCGCGGCGAGGAGATCGGCGAGACCACCGACGCCCGGATCAGCGCGCTCGCGGGCATCCCGATGGGCACCGGCAACCAGCGTGACGACCAGCTCCGCCTGGCTGGTGTGGACATCGCGGTCGGCGGTGAGTGCTGGATCATCGGCGAGGGCGCGGCGGTCAACCCCGAGAGCGCCGAGGGCGCCTGGTTCGTGGTCACCGGCGCCGCGCTCAAGCGCCAGGGCGGCCAGGTCAAGGTCCGGCGGCCCCAGATCCTGGGCGGCAAGGAGCTGACCCTGGTCAGCGGCCAAGACCTGCTCATCCGGTGCTGGCGGCCACACCCCAACGACGTGGACCAGGCCGACTCGTTCGCGCGCTCGGCCATCGTGCCCCTGCGTGAGATCGAGCTGCTGACCAAACGCGAGTTCGCCGAGCTGGACTCGCGACTGACCGGCGCTGGCATCATGTTCCTCCCCGAGGGCATCGACTTCCCCCGCGAGGAGAGCGACCCGGCGGGCATCGCGGGCTTCATGGCCTACCTCCAGCGGGCCGCCGCCGCGTCGATGGCCGACCAGAGCACGGCCAGCGCGATGGTGCCGATCATGGCCACTGTGCCGGACCAGATCCTCCAGTACCTGGACCAGCTCAAGCCGATCAACTTCTGGTCCGAGCTGAGCGCCGAGATCCGGCCGATGAAGACCGAGGCCATCGGGCGGCTGGCCAGCATGGCCGAGATCCCGGCCGAGGTGCTGACCGGCATCGGCGACGCCAACCACTGGACCGCTTGGCTGATCTCCGAGGAGGGTATCCGCTGGATCCAGGGCTACCTCGGCCTGATCGCCGACGCGCTCACCCGGGGCTTCCTGCGGCTGGCGCTGGCCAGCATGGGCGTGCCCAACCCCGAGCGGTACGCGTTCGGATTCGACACGTCCACCCTGGCTGCCCGGCCCAACCGGCTGGAGGAGGCGCTCCAGCTCCATGACCGGTTCCTGCTCTCGGACATCGAGACCGTCAAGGCGGGCGCGTTCGATCCCGAGCAGATGCCGAAGGTCGAGGAGCGGCTGGTCCAGGTCGCGCTCAAGTTGATCCAGGTCCAGCCCGAGTTGCTGCTGGACCCGGCGATCCAGCACGCGCTCGGCTTCCCCCAGATCACGCACGTCAGTCCGGCGCCCGCGCTGCCACCCGCCCAGGACGGCACCGGGGAGGAACCCCCGGCCGACGGTCCCCCCAACGACGGGGCCGCGCCGGACGAACCGGCGCCGAGCGAGACGCGGTCGCTGACCGACGCGCTGAGCGCGCGCATCGACCGGCTGGCCGCCGCTCCACCCTCCCCGGAGCGCGTGTTCAACGCGGCGTGCAAGCTGACCATCTACCGTGCTCTGGAGCTGGCGGGGGGACGCCTGGCGACTCCCGCCGAGCGGCACGGCCGGTGGGCCGAGGTGCCGCGTCACGAGCTGCACCACTGGGTGGGCCCGATCAGCGTGGAAAAGGCGCACAAGGTCACCGAGGGCGCCTGGAACCACATGCCGGTGCTGGCCGCCGACCTCGGGGTGGACCCGGGCGAGCTGCGCGCGCTGCTGGAGGGCTACGTGGTGGAGCTGCTCACGCGCGGCGTGCGCCACCATGACGACCTGCTGTACGCCGCGCTGAGCATCGCTCACCAGGGCCGTGGACTGGTGGCGGCATGATCCGCGCCTGGCTCGGCTGGGCCTGGGTCGCGCTCGGGTACAAGCTGCGTCCGTACGACATGCTGGCCGACCGGCGCCGCTGGTGCTGGCAGCCACGCACCCCGTGCGGGTGGTCACGATGACCGGACCGGTCTGGGACGGCACCGGCCGCGATCCCTGGCTTCCGGCCCGGCTAGACGCACGTCTCGAGATCGCGGGCACCGAGCGTGACATCCGCGAGGCGTTCTGGGCCGAGCTGTCGGGCTGGCTGGCCGAGACCGGCCGGGCCGTGCTGCGCGGGGAAGGGCGCCCTAACCCCGATGCGGTGTGGGCGCGCGTGCCCGCCTGGCGCGAGGCCGTGGACCTGATCCTCAACGGCGAGATCCTCAAGGCCATCGGGCTGGCGTTCGAGCGGCTGATGGGCGCTGGCTTCCGGTGGCAACAGCGGGTGTTCGTGACCCGCTACCTGACCGAGGTGCGCAACCGGATGGTCCGCCTCCCCGAGGAGGTCTTCGATCTGATCGCGCACGAGATCGCGGTGGGCGTCAACGCGGGTGACGGGATCCCGGAGCTGCGCAAGCGCGTTGACAGTGTGCTGTCAACGACGGAGTCCGAGCGCTGGCCGAACCGGGCCACCGTCGTGGCGCGCACCGAGGCGATCGGCGCGATGAACGCCGGGCGGACCGACGCGTTCACGGCATTCGCCGAGGAGTCGGACGAAGACCTGGAGAAGGCCTGGCTGGCCACCGACGACAACCGGGTGCGGCACACGCACGACGTGGCCGACGGCCAGCGGCAGCCATTGGGCTCCCCGTTCATCGTGGGGGGACACGAACTGAGGTTCCCCGGGGACCCGCTCGGGCCGCCCCAGGAAGTGATCCAGTGCCGATGCACCATGCTGCTGGTGGCAGTCGGAGAGACCATCGATCTGAGCAATCGCCAGATGACCCGGCGCGGCCGGTAACCTGGCCGGGAGGAGGAAGCCATGGGTACAAGGTTCCGCACGCTGCTGGCCCCCATCGGCGTGTCCACCGGCGACGGACGCCGGTTCGCCGACGGTGGCATCACGCTGGCTGACACGCCGTTCTCGTTCGAGTGGGTACGCGAGCGCGAGGGCGGCCACGACGGTGCCGTGGCCATCGGCGTGGTCGACCAGGCCAAGGTGCTCACCGTGGCCAAGGCGATCGAGGGCGGCTGGATCAGTGAGGCCAACGCCAAGGGCCTGGACCCGGCGATGTCGGCGGTGTTCGGCCAGGGTGAGCTGTTCGATGCGGTGGACCGTGAGGAGATGCCGCGTCTGGCGGAGGACGTGGCCGAGGCCATGACCCTGATCGGCGCCGGGACGCTCGGCCCCTCGGTCGACCTGGACTCGTTCGAGGCCAAGCCCGTGCTGGAGGGCACCGACGAGGAGCTGACCTGGGACGCCGTGGAGGCGTACTACGAGGAGCACGGCGAAGAGCCGCCGATCGAGATGCTGGTGACCGAGGGACGCGTGCGCGCGGCCACCCTGGTCACCATCCCGGCGTTCTCCGAAACCGCGCGCCCCCTC